CGGGCTTGTTCCAGCTCAGACATTTCTTCCCAAGATTTGAATTCGTTTGACATTTTGTTTCCTTTTCTTTACTGTCTAAGATTCTATTATATACCCAAATCCATTTATTGTCAAGTTTTGGGCTTCTCAGCACCGACGATCCCCCAATGATCTCCGTAATCAGTGACAAAAATCTTACGACCAAAAACTGTCACAAAACCATACTCACCGTCTTGGTAAACGTTGACTGGGTCTGGGATAATAGTCACATTGCGGAATACTTCACAGTAATCCCAACGCCTAGTAGGAAGTGTATTTTTGAAATATTTATAATTATCACTACCTGAAACAAAAAGTTTTACCTTCATGACTAGCTCCTTTAATCAATCAATACAAGTATTATATACCCAAATCTATTTATTGTCAAGTTTGGGTAATGTAATACTTAGTATTACCTTTTGTCACAGTATTCAAACAGAATCCACTTAGCACGATTCAGTGCTTGGCGAACATCTTCGATGACCATAAAATCATATGATCCGCCGTTGTCATAAGCAATCATTTCCTGACAATCACTCATCAGGCTAGCTGCCATCATAGCAGGACCGCTATGACGAAAAGTAATACTTTGTTCTACCGCCTCTTTCATCGCGGCTTCGGTGACACCGTACATACGAATCTCACGTTTTTGAACATCGGACAGTTGGTCATAAATTGCGGTCATTGCAAGCTCCTTTAATTAATCAATACACGTAGTATAGCAGAGTATCCATTTATTGTCAAATTTTGGGTAAGATTTTTTAAGAACTAAAAGTATTACTTTTTGATGTACCAGATTGATCCGCTTGATGGTAATATGATATCAGAATTATGAATGTTGGCAAATTCACGTACTGCTTGCACGACACTGGGCATCCAGTATGCAAATGTATGTCCTGACAAAACAGAATTTTTGCCGAGTAGATTCCAAGCATAACTTAATTGCTTGTGAATTTTTTGTGTACCGTTGATTGTATCAGTATCCCAATGTATCCAACTTACATTTTCTATTATAGGGAAGTCTTCTGGGAATAGACCTTGTATACCTATAACATTGTTAAATTTGTCTAGTATCTCTGCTTGAAAGATATCTTCTACACCGTTGCTGTCAAACTCAGGTCCATCATAGTCATTGATTCCATCCCATACTATAGGAGGTTCAGTAACGTACCATGGGTCAATAGCATATATCATGTTAGTCTTGCATAATGATGCAATGACCTGTGTTGTTCTACCTGCAAATGGACCTATTTCGATGATATTAGAATTAGGTTCAGCCATAGAACACAATCGCTCTATGGCTGAGACTTCGTTACTATGTAACCATCCAGGAATATCTTTCCTAAACATTTACAATTTACTTTTTAGTTGATGTGCCTTGATTTACAAAACTGTACATCTTTTCAGCAGTTTCCAAAATCTTGTCTAGACCTGGATGCTCGGGCATCTTAACTGTGCTAACAATTTGATTAGTCTTTGGATCACGTTCTGCTGTCATTTCCCAACCTGAAAATTTGACATGGAAGTCATCACTAATTATATCCTTAGCCATTCCTAGAATGTCTGTACGAATCTCGTAGCCGTTTTTGTTGAATTTTACTTCTGGTAAATTTGACATAATCTTCTCCTTTAATGTGTGTATGTCTGTTTGTGTTCCCTATGAACACGATTGAAGTATAACACTATTATGCTATACAATCAATTCTTTTGGGTGTTCTTAACGCGGTCTTTGATAATATCAATTACCTTTTCACTAAGAACTACCTCATAATGGTTATAATCAATTTCAATTAATTCCATATCCTCATGATGTTTCTGACTAGCAATAGTTACAACACCATCATTAGGCTCGACCATAAAAGGACTTTGTCCTTTTACAGTTACTACATTAGTCCATGGATGCTGTATCTTAATACGATTTGCTTGTTTCATTGCCCAACTAGCAGGACCAATATCTTTCATCAATCTACTGAATGGTAGAAAATACTTAGCATAGTCAGCCACTTCAGCACCGCCGTAAGGAGTGCTTAATGTAACTGCACCCATTGTTTGTTTAGGTAATGCGTTAGCTAAATGGATAGCATATATTCCACCTAAACTATGACCAATAAAAAACATATTGTTGACTGACGCTAATTGCTCGGTCATAGTTTTTAAATTGTTCTCAAAACCATTTCTACTATCGTAGTTAACCACAATATCATTACCACCAATGTGTTCACGAATATGATTAAAACTTTCACCAGTAGCACTGGCTCCATGGATATATACTAGCGTCATAACTTTTATTTATTTGGATGTTAATAATAGGAAATTCGTCTGTGAAATTCAGCAATTAAACGTTCAACGTCAGCCTCATTCTGTGGATTGCGACTGACGATGTATGCTTCTAATCTGCTTGCATAACTTTCACTAAATTTACTAAAGCATCTCTCAATTTGATTGAGGATCCACATAAATTACTTAGTTTTCTTACTTGCGGCTTTTGTAGTTGTAAAAGAAGGTGTGAATGTTTCTGCAACTTCTTTAGCAAACTCTTTATTTGTCAACAAAGAATAGAAACCAGTCATGTTATCAAATAATGCTTTGGTGTATGCTGTTTCTGCATCTACAAATTTGTTGATTGTGTCAGCAAGTGTTTCGTGTTTTACGAAGGTGCTAACGATTTGCTTTTTGCCTGTTTGAACGGTGTCAATAGCGGTATTAAACATAATATTCTCCTGTGTTAGTGTGTTTAAGGCGAGTTTTTATACAGAACTCATAACTGCACTAATATTTATGCCTGACTATGTTTCTCTCTAAACTTTTTCATTGCTAGATGCCTAGCAAGAAACAATCTAAATTTTACATGATCCGATAAGTCATCAGTATCATCTTCATGGTGTACAATCTCTGGACGACTATAACCACGATGTGCTACTATATCCCTCCCTGATGACTCATAGTCATTTTCTTCTAAATCACTTGGATTTTTTACTGGGACTTTTGGTAGCGTCTTTCTTGACCTTTTTGTCTTTCTTCTTCTTGGCTAATAACATTTTGTTCTTTGCTTTATCTTCAGGAGATACATTAGGTACTGGTGGACGAACATCTTGTGTTGTTGCTGGTGCAGGTTTTGGATCTGCCGCAAAACTTGATGCCATCATAACTGATGCGATTAATGCTAATACTAATTTCATTTTATATCCTTTGTTAAATGATTTATATACAACGTCTTTGGTAGTATATTCGTTGACAACTACCCGCCTCTACCCGTACGTCTTACTACACTCGAACCGCCAAAGCCTTTTGTATTTGCTTTTGGTCCTTGCTTCTTGGGTGCTTTGCCTAACCCAGGGTGAAGTTCATTGTTATTCTTTTTGGCTTCGTTTGCCATATTGACAAACGGGTTCTTGCTTTTCTTTTCTTCGGTCATCTTGATATCCTTACTGATTTTAGGTAACTATCTAAGTCTCCGTACAAACTAAGCATCATAGCTATCTTGCTATCATACAGTCTAATGTATGGTTTGTTTTTCTTACCTTCAACTTTATTTACACTTATATAGTAGGGGCAACGCATTTTCTTCCCTAGGTCAATCATATAACCATGATATGTATCTTCTGCTTTGGGTGTAAAGTCATATTGATAAAATTCAATTTGTGCTATGCGAAAAGCAGTATCACCTGCTGGACTTAATCTTAGCACATCACTACTAGAACGAGTAAACCACCAAGTACGTAACGCATGTTCTTTTGATTCTTCAAACCCTGAAGGCAATTGTTGTAGTACAATTTCGGTTATAGTTTCTTTATATGAGGGCTTAGTCATCAGGATAAACTTTGGTACCGTTGTTCATAAACACGACACTGAATTTATCTGATTTAAATTGTGCGTTTAGCTTACGACACAGGTTTCTTGCATGTCCAGGATTACTGAAACTAGTCTTTTTATATTTAGGAACGCTTTCGCTATCGTAGGCGTGCTGGCTTTTTAAGTTAATCGGTTGCCCGTCATAAAACACAGCCCATATACCGGCTGCCTCTACAATTTGGTCAGATTTATAAGTTACCTTATCTACTGATTCTAAAATAACTGTGGGTTGTGTTCTGGACATTTACCACTTTCCGCCTTTCATTTCCACTTGCATCACCTGCTCTTTAGTTTGTACAGGAATTGATAGACCGTTTAGTTTTTCTAATGCTAACTTTGCAATCTCATCACGTAAAGCTCTAGCTTCTTCTATAGGCATAACCAGTGTTTGGTTTTGTCTACCTTCCATGCTAGAAACTTTATCCATAAATCTCTCTATATTAATCATATACTATTTATCATACTTTTGGCTTCATTTTCGGTCATAAAAGGGCCATGATACTCATATCGTTGAATAAAGATATATTTGGGGCACAAAATAGTTAGATATTCCTGTCCTTGTTTAATTGTATACCATCCTGCGGCGTGAAAACACTTGCTTTTTGCTGTCTTAGTAAAGATATGAATTTTACGCTTGATATCCAATACTGAATTATAAATCTTACTGCCACCTGTAGGGTACGTAGCATATACTGGATTACTAGGCTTCTTTTCCTCTTTGGGTTTAACAAATTCAATTTTTGTCTTAGTAGCAATTGCTTTGGTAGTTGGATAATGAGTGATATTGTTGCCAATCTTTACATCATATCCGCTACCGTCAGCAATTACATTACCGACTTTCTTGTCTCCATCGGTTACTATCCAATATTGATTTTTTACTACGGGTTTAGCTATTAGGTTCATCATTTTTATCCTTGGTTAATTCTGCTACTAACAAGAAATGTTCGTAGGCTTTTCTAACTGATGGTACAGACAATAGTTTTTCTGCTTCCTGAGTCATTGCTTTGACTGCTTCTTCACATGCTTCTCTAGCACTGGGCCATTGCAATGCATGGTTCTCTTCACCGAATGCTTTACTCAATGCTTTCCAACAACGTATTTGTTCTTCTGTTAATTTTATTTCTTTACCAGCAGGACGTATATCAGTAGCTTTTCTAATTACCTCACTAATTGCATCTTCTGCTACACGCCCAGCCGCAATCATTGGTGCATAAGCAGGGTCGATGTTGTAACGTCTGCTTTGTCCACCGGGGTAGCACATTACAATGTGATTACCTTTAGGAAACGCATCCATAAGTGTTTGGTCGTACTCGTACACGGGCCTGTATCTACGACCTATTTTCTGATAATAAGTTATTTTTTCGCTCATGTGATAATAGTATCATATTTTACGATAAATGTACAGAGTTTTGGTTAATTAATTTTTCCACATCTCATACATGAATTTCAACTTGTCATCCCATACCTCTATTACTAACAATTCAGATACCCACATGAAGTCCCATCCTGTACCACGGTCACCCATATTTCTGCGACACCATTTGATATGGTCGCCTGGATAATCTTTGCGATTACGATAATCAATTTTATAAATTGTTTTATCACCTCTTGTAGTTACCTCACTACGGTCAATGATGATACGACTTGCTGGTGCAAGTCTTATATGTGTGTTTGTTGTTATTGCCATTATTGGTACCTTAATGTGAACCACGTTGCAAGTGATTCTTTGTAAAATGTAAAGATAGTATAGCAGGGTTTTGTTGGTCCCGAAAATCTATCATTGATACTAGGATAATATGCAAAGTCAAAGTCAATTCCCTGACCATATCCTTTGCTACGCAATTCACTAACTATTTCCATAGCTTGTCCGGGTAACATCTTATCCATTCTAACTTTTGTCATTGTGGAAACATTATTAAAAAGAAACTAGCATATCGTTCATCTTCTAATGTAAGAGTCCAATGTTTACTTTTTGAATTCTGAGTCCAATGTTTATTAACTACTCCCGGATCCCATGTATGTTTTGCTATCCAGCCCTGTCCACCGATACTGTTATGAATGTAATGCAATCTAGGCCCAATATTCTTTGCTAGCCATTGTTCTTCTCTTGCCGTTAATCTATTTTTAAGTTTAATAGTTATTGCCATCTCAATTGAAACCACATTAAATGTTTTTCTTCAGTAAAACTAAATCGATCCTGCCTAACTGTCCAAACGCCAGCGGTGAAGCCAATGCTCCATTTGGGACCAAGTGTGGCTCGGCACCATTCTTCAGCTTTGAAAGTTGTAAATCTATCAAGGCGGGTTTCGTATGGTAGGGCAGTAGTTATCACACGGTCAACATAGTCATACCATGTTTCATCATTGGGTTTGTATTTAATAAATGGCATCATTCCCATCGCATCCTAAACCAAAGAGCATCTTTACTATCACTAAAATGATAATCCACTTTTGATCGACTTGTATCTTCATTGATATGCCAAGTTGAACTACGATAACTTTTACAATGTTCTCTAGCCCACTGAGATGGAGTTTCTTTATCATGGGATCTAAGTGGTAGTGTTATAGTATGTCTCATTGCCACCTCAACTTAAACCACATACGATGTTTCTCATCTTTGACACTCCAAACATCCATACCCGCCATTGTGCCTTCTAATGCTACAAGTATACTCTTTTCCCAGCACCAATCGTATATGTTTGCTCTTAATGTTGATGGCAACATAGTGTCAGTAGACTCAACCATACGAACATAACCCTTGTCAGTCATTTTCCATTCTTCTAAATTAATCATTGCCACCTCAACACAAATAAAATATACTCTTGTTCACACAAGAACTTGAATCTAAATGCATCACCTTCTCCGCCTTCTGCAAAGATTAACGGATACTTGCGTTCTTCACGCAACCAGTGAAGTGCTTCAAAATAAGTTTGATAGTCAGGTACGGTAGCATAAATCCATTTGTTGCGCCTACAATGAGGCTTGTGACGGCAAAAGTCTTCCTGTGTTAGCGTGGTAGTTTCCGTCATGACCACCTCAGCATGAACCACTCGCAATCTGCCTTGTCCCTAAACAAAAACTTAGCATTGTTGACATACCATCTATCACCCGGAGTCCATACTCCGGGTGCACCGGGTGTGCCACTGGGTCCAAATATGTTAACACACCAAGCAATCATTTCATTCCATTCAAACGATGATATTATGGGGTCAATTTGATGATAAGGCATGCCATATACATGTGCTGTTCCACCATAATTTATACTACGCATTGCCGCCCATCCACCATTAGATCCATATAACTTATTGGTCATTTGCCTTTTCTTAATCATTGCCATTTCAATGCAAAGAATATTGCATCACGTTCTTTTTCAAAATTAAAAATAACTTTTTCAAAAAATGAGTTATCATCAACACTATAGGCTCCTATACATTTCTTTTTACACCAACTAATTCCTCTTTCAATCTTAACATCAAATTCAGAGGTGTAGTAATCAGGATGAAATTCTAGTGTTATTTTATATTTTAATTTGCGGGCAATACTACGTCTTTGCTTACTGTTCATCTACTCATTAATTCATTTGTAAAGTTAAGTAAAAGTTTGTGATGTACACCGTCATGGTAATGTGCTTTCATCCAGCTATAGCTTTCATACCAGAATGGTTGACTTTCTGGGTGACACCCAATCAATCCTAATCTATTTTGAAATATAGCCATTGCATCTCCATTACTATAAGTAGCAACTGTCTCAAACTTTGTGTCATCGCCCACTAACGCACATCCATCATACCAAAAAAGTTTCATTGGTTCGCCTCTCCAAGTGATAGGCATGTTTTTTGCATGTGGTCTACGTGTGTCAGTTCCCGGACGGTTTAAGTATTGTACAGCATCTACGTCTTTAAGTAAAGAGAAATAGTGCAAACCTGCCCAATATGCACCCATACATATTCCCAGATATCTACCACCATTATTAATAAAATCAATCACTCGTTCACCATTGTGTTGGAAGAGTTTTTTGTAACTGTCGCTGTCTCCAAACCCACCAGGAACGGCTATCATATCAACTCCGTTAAAGAAGTCTTTTTCTAGTCTGTTCTTGGAAAAAAGTTTAAAGTTGTACTGAGAATCCAAAGAACTGATTATTCCATTGGAACTCTGTACTGAGCATTTTGGGTCTGCTACGAAAAGGGCGATTGTTGGCTTCATTAGAGTAATATTTAGTTGTTGAAATATTACACTATTATAACCACCTTAAGCTAAAAAAGATAGCGTCTTTCTCATCTTGGAAATAAAAATCCATATAATCTTCCGTACAAACTGTACTGAATCTATGCCCAGGCAACCCGAATTTCTCAAGGGCCCAGGCACAGGTCTCATTCCATTTCTCGTTTTCATCGTCCCACAGATTCTGTGTACTCCAGGGTAGTCGGACTTTGTACTCGTTCTTGTGAGTTTTCTCAACCATTAATACGAAACTTCTTTAGATAGTCTTTAGCAACATCTAAGTTTTCAGCATCATACACTGGTTTCTCTGGTTCGTCAGGTGTCGTAAAATGACACAGTGTCATATCTAACCCAAACTTACTAGCATAATAATCAACAAGACTGTCAATCAATGCACCAAGCATTTTTTCATCTAAACAATCTAGCCCTTTAATATTTAATTGGTATTGGTTGAAATCTTCATCATCATTCATTTTAATCTACCTCATTTTCGTATGGAACATCTACCCAGCCAAGTTTCAAAAAATCTTCTTCAATCTCCTCAGTTATTACACCTTCGGGTGCATATCCTTCTCCTTCATCTCTAATACCAGAACAGTACCAATCCAAATAATCACCTTCTTCGAGAATTTTTGCTACAAGTCCACCTGCATAACGCCAAGTACAAGCCCAAGTTTCTTCTTTTAGAATAGGCCAAATCTCACGCTTTTGCCATTCTGTGTTACACAAGGCTGCATATATGTTTTGTGCATAGGATTTATTAACTTTTGCTTTTGAAACAATCCAATCACAATGCAACAAATCATGTTCTAAATTGGGTTTATTCATGCAAACCTCAGTAAGAACCATGCCTTCTTTGCATCTGACTGAAAAGAAAATGTTTTACTATATCTATTGTAAAATGCACCATATTCTTTTGTTAACCATTCGTTGATTGACAAATCAGATTCCCAATGAATGTTGTCATAATAGTAATCAACAATTTTTGGATACAATGAAAGAGTGTCAGACATTTACTGTTTCCTCAAGCTTACCTGTGTATGGTGCGTTCAACCACCGTGCATAGGTGTCCGCTTGTTCGCTAATCTTCTGCAAATCATACCTACCACAGAGTTTTAGAAAGTGTACTCCCACGCTAGGGGTTATTACTCTACGCACATCTTTACGAATAGAATTGTCAATTGCTTGTTTTATATTATCAGGTTGCGCTGTAAGGTCAATCAGCATTTTATTTCTTTGATAACAATCTCGTACAAGCTGTTCTTCATTATTATGGTCCATCCAACGCTGGAGCATAAAATTGTTGAATTTGTAGCCCTGTTTTTTTCGATCCTCAAACGCTTCACGAATACCTACACGATTCTTAGAACCTTTTTCGGGTGCTCGGGGATATGCTGTGAATACATTGTCAGATGCGTCTCCTCTGACGCACTTCAAAAATAATATGTACTCGGGATCTTCTAATAGTTTGGGTTGTTTAGTTTTCTTATCTATTACCGGTTTACCATTATCTTTAAAAACTCCGTTGATTGTGACTAGTTCATTTGCGACACCTGAATATCTTGAAACTTTGTCAGTGATTAATTGGTCAAAATCCGTATCTGTTGAAATTATGTAGTGGTTGTCATCTGGATGCAATGCGATGAATCTTGCAATCATATCATCAGCCTCAGCTTCGGGATGCCTGAGTACACTTACATTGGTCTTTTCTGTAATGTATTGGGTAAACTTAGAATATGTGTCCCAAAACATGGCGTTTTCCTCGACCTCAGCCTCAGTAACTGACATTGCATCAACTATGCGGTTCTTTTTATACGGACCATATACGGCCTTCCTCCACGATTTACCTTCGAGACAAAAGACCGTATGGTCAATTCCATATCGTTTTACTGCTTGATTAACACTAGCAAGTGTTAAGTGCAAGGCCATCCCGATTTTTTCTTCTAGTGTAGAGTTGCGACTAGCCACATGTCTTGCCCGAAAGAAAGTGTTTGCTGTATCGATGAGTGCGTATTTGTGTGTCATGTGTATATTCTATCAGGTTTGTGATTTACTGTCAAAGTTAAAAGCCTTCAAGGTATTTTTCTGGGTACTTTAATGCATTTTTCATAAAATCTTTCAAATTGGGTGTATCTCGGGTAATGGGTAAATACTCTTTCTTCACAATAAAGATGCCCGGAATCTTTGCAATTTTTTTACGATAGTATTCTTCTAGGACATCAACAGTAATACCTGTGTCTTTGATGTTGATGTATTCAGTACGATTGTATCCATTGAATTTAGAAAAATGTTTTTTGAAATACACCTTTCCGTCATCCTCTAGAGTACGAATCAATCCATCAAGTCCGGGACGTGCAATGCATAAAAAAGGAATAGTGACTTTGTTGCCACCCTTTTCATAGCCGGGGATGCGAGAACTTAAGTCCTCAGTAATCCCTGGCTTTGAAAATTCATCTTTATTTTGCACGAATGCAACATAAAGACCTTGTGTCATGCTGAAATCAAGTTTTGTGTTTCTTGAGGGAGTGCATGAAACAGAGTGTAATCATTGTCATTATAATCTTCTAAAAAATTCTTAGAAATATTTTTGAATGTACCACCGTGTTGATAGTAAATTTGCAACAATAATGCCAATGACGCATCTGGTGGTGTACTGCCGGGCACCTTCTCACCGGGGTTTGCGGTCTTATACCATTTAGTATAAGTTGATTCAGCCAGACGACGGAACTCGGCAGGTGATCCGGAAATATTACGAATTATATTACCCAGTATAGTTACAAATTCTTTAGTTTGTGCATCCTTCAGTGACTTTGTACTTTTAATTTTACTACGCAAATTTACCATGGGTAATACTTCAGACGAATCGACAGAACGGTCATCCCAATTCCATTGATGAATTTGACACCACCAATGCATTTCTTCATCTGATAAATTCTTCAACAATTCAACACGATTAAATGCACCTGCTTTATCAATGTTTTCGTCATCTTGTTCATGCACAGGAATAATACCGTAGCTTTCCATAATAACTTGTTTTGCGTAAGCATCTTCATACAAGTCTTGTGTAATTGTATTAGGGTTGTCTTGTCGTTTAGACAATACATAATTCTTCCACTTGTCAAAGTAAACAAGTTTCAATTTATCACCGCCGTTGATACCCAAGAAGTGTTCACGTGCAAATGTAAAATTATGAAACTCAACTACTTGGCATTTTACTTTAACATCAAGCCAATTATCAGCAGTGATACCATCTGATTCAAAGTATCCCCACTTAGCAAACACACCGTATGTTACCGCAGTATGTTGACCGTCGATGATATAGTAATAAAATTTGTTCTTGTGTTTAATTTTCAATACATTAACATACTGAACTTTTTTCTCATCATATTTTTCTATGATTTTTTTGATATGACCGTTATTAACAGGTCGTTGTACTGCTATCGCACTCATCAAGTCACGTAGTGAAATTTCTTGATAGTAGGGCAAATTCTTAAAAGAAATTGTCAAATCTTCTTTTTTAATATTACGCTGTGCAATGTTACTCAATGGATCAGCAATAAAATTATCGACTAATTCTTGTAGTGTCTTAGCCTCATGATCTCCGGGTTTTTTATCTAATGTATTGACCGCACGTTCAACAACTTCACCCGCTGATCCAGCATTAGTATTTTCAAAAATATCTATAGGTGTATTCATAATATTTTTGATAAGTTGTTTCTTTGCTTTTTTGGCACTGGGTTTTTTGACAGTTACTTTAGTCATAGGTGCCTTTTTTGATTTTACTTTTGCAAGTTCCATGATTGCTCCACATAGCTGTTAAAGAAGTACATAGTATAGCACCGATTGGGTTTACCGTCAAACAAAAATGTAATACTTTTGTCTAAGAATAGTATTGAGAAGTTAATTAATTAACCCGTTAACTTAACCGTCCCCGCATCACCAAAGTCAAACAATCCATTGTTTTCTATCTTGGCTCTGCGGTCAGGTCTAGGTTGTAGATGGTGTTCATTGCGTATGGTTACTAAGGTATGACACATCTTGCACAAACACTCAATATTTTTTTCGTCACGATTTCCATTATTACCATCGATGTGATTAATATCCAATTGAGCAGGATGCAATATTGTATTAGATACACAAGGAAATCCATAATGACCATTATTGTTGGCGCAACCTTGGTCTAACTTCCATTTATCAACTTGATGTTTTCTTGTAGTTCTATGTGACCCACAAACTTGCTTGTTTGTATTTTTTGCTTTTGAATGTTGACCAACTGTTTTATTACAGTTAGGCATTGAGCATTTCAAATGTTTTAACGTAGCTTTCATTAACTTATCTCCGATCTGCCGTCACCTAAGTCACGGCGGTTTAGTGTAGGACGCATTAGGTCCGCTTCACGGTTGGTAGGATCTGCCCTGAATTGGTCGTAAGTCTCAAGTACTACATTTCGGCAAACTTGCGTCCACCAGCGATCCACGATATCATTGTCTGTATCAGTTTCTTTTTTCTTGTAACCTGCTTTGACTAGGTTCACTAGGAATCGGTCGTTCCAATCCAGTTCAAAGCTACCGTTGTTGATGTTGTTAGGATCAACATCTACGCTTAGAATAGCAACATAGGGCTCACCTGCTTGAGTTGCTATTTCTTTAGGTGTTAACTCAACAACCTTTTTTGGTTTAGGTTCTTTAGTCTTTGGTTCAGCCTTTACCTCAGGCTTCTTCGCAAATAAGTTCTTCAGTTTGTCTAACATTGTTCTTTACCTTATTCAAGTATGTATCATATAATTTAAAGCTGGCAAGATTTTTAGCCTTTGACTCGCACATAATATCAAAGTTGTCATAGAATGTCAATGCCCAATCATTGACTGCCTCATTCCAATAGTAATTACTATGGGCACGTAGTTTTTGTTTATTGTGTCCGGCAGCTATTAGCGTACCATGATCGGGTGCGATATGTCTGTCATGGTTGACAAGTACATCTTCCCGAGATACGGAATAGTGCAAAGTAGGCCGGCGATCACGCCAGCTATCAATAACCTTTTTAACCAAGTCGCTATCGTGTTCAATGTATTCTCCTGCGTGTATCCAATGATGATGTATGTCAAGTACAATGGGTAACAAGTCTGCTAACTCTAAGCAGTCATCTAGTCCCCAGCTAATTTCTTCGTTTTCGATAGTAATACAATTACGTGCTTCTTGCGAGAGTTTGGTATAGGCTTTACGTATACCTTCAGGACCCTGTCGTCCACTGATATGGACATTGATTTTGAAATCTTGAAATGTTTTGCCATATCCAAGAAATCTCGCCATATCTGCATGATACTCAAACTCCCTAATACTGTTAGTTACAACTTCTTCTCTGTCACTTGCTAACACAACAAACTGATCGGGATGCATACTAAGACGCACGTTGTTAGCACGTGCAGTCTCACCTAAGGGTGCAAACTGTTCACTAAGAAACTTTTGATTGTTACTTGACTTCCAAAAGTCAACGAATTCAGGATGTGTATAAAAACTAAGCATATCGCTAGTTAGTCGTAACATACGCAAACTTGGGTCAAGTGAACCAACTCGTTTGATTAAATTATGGGTATTAGTGATATTGCGCTGTGCAACCTCTAATATCTTGTCCTCTGCTACAGACCGAGTTTGGCGCTTTGCCCATGCAAGTGTAGTGCCACCGGTGTTAAATCCATCAACACTTACGATTTCACCCTTGTGATTAACTTCGGCAAACTTGCAAGCAAAACCAATGCGTTTAATAGTCATATATATTGTGTAAAGTAGTAGAAGTCTTAAGTATATCACTGTTCATATTATGTGTCAACCGTCAATAATTCCGTAATTGTATAGAGTTTTTTCATATATTTTGAAGGATTTGCTAAAACAGATACTTCTATGTCACCCTGACGCCTAGGACCGTATAAAGTGAAGAATTTCACGTTATTTATGGATTCAAAGATTTGAACCATTTCTTTGACACTATGCCCAACCCCATGACCCAAATTCTCTAAACTGTTGCTAGGTTCTTCTATTGCCAACTTCAATGCATGACAAATCTCGTTCACATGAACATAGTCTCGTATACAGGTTCCGTCTAGCGTATCGTAATCTGTACCAAATATAGTGAAGTCACCCTTTATAGGGGCTTGCATTAGATTATACATTAGTCCATCAGGATTAGTTGGTTTGAATCCATCGCTACCAATTACGTTGTAGAATCTAAATGTTGTGTATGGAATTTTATTTACTTGACAGAATTCTCGTATACAATCTTCTGTTGCCCGTTTACTCACACCATAAGCACTTTCACACTTTTCGGCTGCACCTGTACTCGCAAAGATAAAGTTCTTTGTCTTAATATTTTGTAATATGTTCAATGTACCAAACAGATTGGTCATGTAATAGTCTGTGGGTTCTAGTTCACTTTCACCCACATTAACTAATGCGGCTAAGTGAATGATAGCATCAAACTCTTCCTTGACCTTTAATTGACTTTTGATATCAAGATTATAATGTTTCTTAACTTTGAATTGAGGACCTACTTTGTCTAATCCATAGACTTCGTATTCGTCATTCAATAATTTACTAAGATGACTACCAATGTAGCCTGAGTTACCTGTGATTAAAACTTTTTTCATGTAAAACTAAATAGGTCAAAACCTACTTCCTCCTCTGTTGGTTCATAGCTAGGATCCTTAGTTAGATAAGTTTCCTTGTCTGTATAGATTATACGATACTTGTGTTTATTTGTCAATACACTGCGAATGTCATCAATGCAAATTAAACTACGACCTAAGTCTTTGATGTAGTCACGGTATTTAACTGTAGTATTCTCTAGTATTTTGGCTGTGTTACTATTTGATTGTTTTGGTACAAACTCATTAAAGCATTCATTCCATTTATGAAATACATTTTCTTCTAATTGTATAGTGTGTAGTAATGAACCGTGACCGTACCATTCTTTTGCAGTTGAGAATGTATCGTATGCACCCTTAACATCTTCTGCCATGTTCTTTTTATTAGTTTCGAAAAAGAATTGTCCTTTAAAGTTATTAGTCCATCGTTGATTCTCTAAACAGAATGTGGGTAGTTGTGTAATCTGTTCATAGAAAGCCATACCATAACTCTCAACTATACTAGGATTGAATGCAACTCTTGCACTTGTAATGAAGTCTACTTTCTCTTGACCAATGATACCCACTTTGATTTCATAAGGCACACCGATGTTCTTTAATCGTTCTTCAAACTTCTTAGCACCATTAGCACTAGTCATTACTTTAGCTGGAAGTTTTGTTTTGTCTATCAAGTCACAAAACAATTCTGGATTCTTACCCTCTTCCCAACGACCAATAAACAATACACCTTCACGTGGTTTGTGATGTTCTTCTAGTAAGGCTCTTTCAGTAATTGGAATAGGTAAATGATAAGATGATTCATCTAGGTTAAGCCAATTGTATTTGCTTTGTGTACCAACACACACACCGGGAGTACTAAGTTGCTGTCTCATCAATACATTGGTATTGTATAAGAATGGATTCTTTGTATCCTTAAAGATTTGACTTTCCAAATGAGTGTAAGCAATGATTTGAATACAATCTTCAAGTCCCATTGTGCTTGCTACTTGTACAGTTTCGTATGTGTTACAAACAAATACATCATATAGGTTATGCTCTAGTGCTTCAATAATTGCATTACGAAAGTTAGCCATACGCTCATAGTTGAAGGTATCACCATACATAAAGATATTGCTATGAGTGGTATATGGTAGAGACTTAACAGGAGTAATAACTGTAGGCGGCTGAAACTTACCTAGACCTAGCTCGTTGATGAAGTCTTGATTCTCAGGATTTAGTTCCTTGTCAGTAATGATATCAACTTTGATATTATGTTGATCCATTAGTTCAATAAAACTCTTTGTAAATTGCCCAATCCCACCGTGAGGTATAAGTGTTTGATAACTAACTAAGAAGCCAATTCGTTTATTATATATCCGCATTCCATACCTCGTCTACTGTGGGTACTGTAACCCAATCTGTCATTTCTGTTGTCTTAACAAAATGACCATTACTATCTTTTCTGCTATAGTCTATTATATCACGATTTTGTCTATATTGCAATACTTGTTCGGGTCCGTCCCACCCAGCTTGTATTAACCAGCGCATTTCAATCATTTTTGTAGTTCCCAAATAATGTGTTCGTCATAACGATGCCAGTGATATTCATATACCACATCAACACTCTGCCCATAATACTCAGCAATGCCTTGATAGGCAAATTGCAACCAAATAATTTTTTTAGTAAGCATACAACGATGTGGCAACCATGCAAAATCTTTTGTCCATGTTGCTATTTTGTAAAAGTGCCATTGACTTTCAGATAGTGACCTAGGATTATATCCTAATTTTACTCTATAGTTATTGTAATTACTACCGAACATCAAGTTCCCCATTCATTTTTGAACAATGGAACTTGAAGTCTGTCACTATATCGCCAGCCTTTTTTCATTGCTAATTCTGCAACTGTTCTATTATTAAGATTATAAAGTTCGGGGACACCACCGCAAGGCATAAGATAAACAGGACCTTTAAAGCCACGTTTACTATATTCATTTACTGCTTGTTCTGCTTCTTCTGCATCTTCTTTAGTTGCTATCACAAACTTCAAATAAGTAAAGCCAGTATTATAATATTGTTGAACAACATCGGAGCAAATAGCATCTTCCCAACTCTCACCACTGATACTTAGTTTAGGACTTACACTAAATGTCACACAATGCAAGAAACGATGTTTCTTCCATTCATTTAAGAAAGTAACTAGTTCTGGTTCTAACAATTGTGTACCATTTGTTTCAAATGTTAATTCTTGTAGACCACGCATATTATCATGTGATAACAGTTCAGGATAACTACGTTGCCAACCTAGTAGCGGTTCACCACCTGTGATAACCAAATGCTCATCTTTCCAACGATTATGAGGAAGTAAATCGGTAATAGTATCAACAATAGTATTGGTGTCAAGAACAGGACTGAGATGTTTGAAACGTGGATCCCAACTCGCATAGCTATCACATCCAGTAGATACAAGTGGTAATGATTTATAAAATTTAAAACTTTCTGCATTTTCTGCAATAACATTTCGCTCAACACTTTTTTCTCCTTTAGGCATTCCAAAGCCATCGCATTTAAAGTTACAACCAAATGTGCGTAAGAACACACTTGGTACACCCATGTAACGACCTTCACCTTGCACACTATAAAACAATTCTGATATTTTTAATTTACTCATTCTTTAACTTTCTGCGGATAATAATATGTACAATCGCTACGGCGTATGTCCCAACTGCTAGCTAGACCGCCTAGATGTTGTAAGGTCCATCTAGCACGGTCATGTGCTTGCGGTACAGCCATGGGCCAGGGCGTGTTGTTGCGGCACTGTATGTACTGCTTGAGATAAACATAACTTTGTTCACGTGCCCACATATCAACACCTATGTTTTGAATGCCATATGCCTAGTATTCGTATACGAGAGAATTGACCAAAGCAGTTTGGGCAATAGAGTCTTGAAGTAGGCCATTTCATACAAACAAATCCTCATTCCATTCACGATGACCTTCACGAAATGCCATGTTAGCCTGTGTTTCTCTAACTTCAACACGATAGCACCATAGACGTTCTGCTTCACCGTTACCCCACATATCTGGAATATACACTCCATTGACATATTTGTAAAGCATATCGGCTAAACTCTCACAACCAATTCTTGGGAGAATAGTTAACTTAGCTAATTTCTTTTCTTGCAACATTTTGAATGTTTCAAGTTCTGGGTCATCTTGTGCTACTAATAGTGTATGGTCAAATTGATCCTCAAGAATCTTCTTCAACTCTTTTAGTCCACCATAGTCAGCCGCCCAGTTACGAACATCTAAATCGTCAGTACCAAAATAAAATTTCATACTGAAACTATAACCATGAATCATATTGCAATGACTGTCTGCACGCCATTGACGATATGCACACGGGAATGCATCGTGATATTCCTTAGTACTTGTAAATTTATATTGTCTTGCTGAATTCCAACGATGTGTTGTAAAGTTTTTTTCTAAGTGACGAATTAAGTCACCGGTTGATGAGTTTGCCATGATTTTCTCCTATGTTAATTATAGCATAGGACGCAGAATTTGTATACCGGGATGAGCCCATAAGGCCGGTCATCTTTATTTACCTTTTTTCTGTTCCGCTTCCATAATACGCTTTCGTAAACTACTGCTACTAAAACTATGGTCACGTCCATTATAAACAATTTTAATGTTTCTTTTCTCACAGATTTCCTTACCACTGAAATCTTTGTCTGCATACTCTACACCTAGAATACGCACATCAATGGGGAGTGTTAATAGAATGTCTGCTAAATCCTTCTCAGTGTTATAGATTACAATCTCGTCAACCGTGCGTACCGCACTTAAACTGATTTGTCGTTCTACAATACTTTGAATTGGTTCATTCTTTTCTGGTCTATCCCATTGTGCATTGTTTTGCAAGCCAGCAATCAAATAATCACAATGGTTCTTTGCTTCACTAAGCATTGCAATATGACCGGCATGTAACAAATCAAACTGACTAAAGGTAATACCAATAATCAATCCTTTTTCTTTTAGTTCTTTAATCTTATTAAATATCATTTTCGAAACCTCGGCATGAGAGTGTGCCCTGTGTATTGAAAACTATCCAGCATGGGCAATAGGCCAGCCAAATCATCAACAGGGTGCCGTTGTACCATGGTCAAGCCGGTCTGTTCATCAGCCAGCATGAAGTACAGCTTGTCAGTACCTTCTTCAATTTGATTTTGAAATATATGTTCTAAATCTTCAATGGTCATTCTTTAACTCCGAAATGTTGTTTAATCAAATCCGAAGCGAGAAATGGTTCCGAAGCGTTAGCTATCTCGGCACACTTAAGAACAATTAACTCAGCAAACTTTGTTGTATCAAAGTGTAAATGGCCATCTACTAGTACGCCGTCTACACGATGACTCCAGCATCGTTGTTCTAATGCTTTAATCTTTTCATTCATTTCTGTCTCGCAATTTGATAGAACTCTGCACGTGCCGCCGGGTCAGATTTAAACCCACCACCTAAGCGTGTGGTTACTGTACTACTACCGGTATCCTCAACTCCCCTGGCCGCAACACAATAATGTTTTGCGTCAATCATAACTGCAACATCTTCTGTATCCAGAATGAACTGCAATGTGTGAAAGATTTGTTCAGTTAATCGTTCTTGAATTTGCGGACGCTTAGAAAAATATTCTACAATGCGATTGATTTTACTTAAGCCAAGTACTCTGTCTTTGGGAACATATGCAACAGTAGCAAGCCCATCAATAACAACAAAGTGATGTTCACAATTACTTTGTACGTTAACATTACGTTCACATACCATTTCATTATATTTCATTTTGTTGTCAACTGTTGTACATTTAGGGAATGCTTCATAATCAAGTCCCCAAAAGATTTCATTCACATACATCTTGGCAACACGCTTAGGCGTATCCATTAAGCTATCATCAGATAGGTCCAAGCCTAACGTTTCCATGATACCTTTGAAATGACTTTCAATCAATTCAATCTTGCCTACACGGGACATATGACCTGTATAAGTGGTTGGAGTTTCAACACCCATTTTAACTAAGTGTTCATGTACTTGTAATCCTAATTCAGGATCTGTTTTTGTCTTATTGTAACTCATTTGATAACCCTCCGTTGTGAGTGTTTTGTTTTGACATTTGTAACCTTTGTGTTACATCTTTATTTATGCTTGTTATTCGCTTACTAAAGTTTCTTTTGCATTTTCATACCCACGTGCATAATCTTCTGCATCGGCTTCTGCATTTTCTACATCAGCATATGGGTTAAAAAATTCTTCATCAGCCAATCCTGAGGCATGACCCTGCATATAGGGTGCTTCTGCATATAGTTCTATTTTTACTTTTTTCTTAGCCATTATTCTTCCTCTTTAGTGTTTGTTTCGAAGGGCCATTTAGCAGTTTCTACAAAATTACCATTTGGAGAGGGCCATACTGTTGAATCAAGTTCAACATATTCAGTTGATTCATCACCGAAGGGCCAAGCCGCTGTTGGATTTAATGGCTTAGATTCAGCTACTACTTTCGCTGGCATAGTTTCCTTGATTTTTTCACCATTGAATACTTCTCCGGTATCTTCATTTGTGAGTTCAAGAGGACCATGAAACCAAAATTCAGTATCATCATTAGACCAACCCAATTCTTCTACACCTTCAAAATAATTTTCATCCCAAGCTTCATTGAATTCTTCTAAATCTTCTTCGGTACAGTTTCTACCCGCTTCGGTATCAGCAAAGCAGCCGTCCATCATGTCTTCCATTTCCCAACTAACATCATCATCAATATAGCCAAGCTCATAGCCATCTTCATTGATTAGTTCTTCATCAGTTAATGGGCGCTCGTCACATTCAACATAGAATGTACCCCAGCGATATCCTTCTTCACGTATGATGACTTTATCATCTTTACGCCAGAATTGTCTCTCATACGCACTTTTCTTATAGTAGTTTGATAATTTCCAAGTAGCCATGTTTACTCCTTAATATTTACTTTCACGTGTGTGTTTACGATAATCTGTACTCATACGCAACCACTGCTCACCATTGCCTTCCATGATATCACAGATACGATCAATAGTACCATCATTCCAATCACTAATCATACCTTGATTCTTACTCGGTGTATGTAGCATATTGAATAACTTAATAGTTGCATCTTCTACACTCCATGGAGTATACAGCCTTGTATAGTCATTAGCAAACGTTTCGGGGAAGCTACGATATGCTGGATATAATACATTACATCCCAATGCATCTGCCTCACTTACTGTATTACTAACCCAGTCTTGTAAAGCACAGTTGAATACAATGCGAGTATCATTTAATAGTGCATAATAGTCATTTTTTTCTAGGTCTTCATGCACTTTAAGTTTACCTGCTCTACGCATTTGTTCTGTTCGTTCCATGTAGCTACTGTTATTGCTTTTTAGTTTACTGCCACTGAATACACAAAACTCTGCCACACCTTCAAAACGTTTATGAAATTCTTCAATCACATCCATATAGAAGTCAGGTTGTTTTTCCTGATCCCAACGTGCAGAGAATGCAATACGCTTTGTACGTTTATCAAATGGCTTTAGTTCGCCTACACGACTACGTACTTCATCTTTACCAAACGCAAGACCTGATATATTATAAATCGGGGCTTCCCAGCCTGCAATCTTCATAAGCATTACCATTTCTTCATTTGTAGCAAGTACACCATCTACAAATGAGTCAACCATTTTTTCATAGTAACCCATAAACTTAGCCATACCCCATACATGAACGAAATCATCAGGATCAATGGATTGAGCAAGACAGCGAACAAAAATGCGAGGACGATTAACACTGTCTATTTGTTTAAGAATATAGGGTAATGACTCAATGCCTGGCTGAAACATATCTTCAAAGTAGATAACATCTTCATTAGATAGTTCACCGGCTTTCATCATCTTAATTAGATTCATTAGTTGCGACATACCAAAGTATGTGCGACCATGTGCATCTAATACTTGACCAGTAACAATTGCTTGGTCATTACTGAGTGTTTCACCGGGGACAATGACGTAATCAATGCCCCGCTTATCAAAGACAGCACGATTCCACTCTTGTAATTGCAGAGTGTATCGTGCTTTATAGGGCTCAAGGCCCATATAATATAGTCTACGCATTATGACGACGGTCTTCTGCCCAACTGTCTTTAGGCCACTTGCCTGTCAGTTGTTTTTGATGCTGGCGATATACATAGCTCCGCATATCATACAAATGACTTTCGTCATACTTGTATCCGAAGTCTACACAAAATTCTTTAAACTTCTCCAAGTCTTCAAAGATTTGACGAACTTTAGGATTAGGTTTGAATTCAGGCTTTGCCATTTTATTTCCTCTTAGATTATGACCGATACATTAGGTCTGGTTGTGTTATAGTAAATTGAACATCCGTTCTCTCCGTCCTCTGAGACTTCGATTTTGATGTCACGGTCTGGATAACGACTAGCGATTTGTTGATATAAATCATCGCTCATCATTTCACAGCTTTTGTTATCCAATGCAAGTGTGCTATCAGCATAAAGGTTCTGACACCAACGCTTGAATTGAATAAATTCTATGTCACGGTCATTATGAGTGACTTGTATCGCAACATTAAAGTGAAAGATATGACGATGTGGTGTTCCCAAGAAACTTACATCATATTCATCACCTGTTGCTAGTTTAGGATCATGTCCTGCTTGTGGGTAGCAATGAATGCCCTCACGTTGAAATGTAACCCATATCATTCGTTTAGCACTTGTACTAATACGGTCACGTTTTTCTTTTCTTGCTGTTTCTACTTGGCTCATTTTAAAAACTCCTATTTAATGTTGCCCATGTTAACCATTGGTGAAAGGTTTTGTATACCATTTCTGCTTCATATTTATCTTGAGGTATCTTCTCACCTCGCACATAGAAGCCATCAGGGGCAATTTTTAACATTTCACTATTACTAGATGACCTAAATGTAATTGTATCTTTCATTTCCATATGTGTTATTGGGTGAGACGTTTTTGTTTCTTGTATCATAAAGCTATCCATACTAAAACTCAAACAATTCGTTAAACTTAGTTAATGAATTAACTGTTTTCTTACCACTCATACCCTGACTACCTGATTGCATTTGCTTCCATAGATTACTATGTGCGTCAATAACATCATGGCTAGCTTGTTTAGTCTTTTGTGCAAATACTTCATCAATAACTTCCTTGAATGTTAGTCCAGTCAATTTTTGTTTAAGCATAGCAGGACTTATACCCGTTTCATATTTACGATTAGCTTCCTGAACCGCAGAAATATGTTGATAAACATTATGACTTTGTAACAATGTATAACTCAAAGTATCCCAACTTGTTTTTGTTTCTTTATTATGTTGCCCAATGAAGCCATGACCTCGATAGCACAAGTCCTTCATTAGTAGTGTATCAGTTACTGGACTATCTGTAAAGACTTTATGGATACCGTCAGCTAAAACTCCTGCACTAAACTTACGATTATCAATTGCATAATCTTTGTTCTCAGCAGTTTTTTCCATACTGTATGACCATTTCTTACCATCTTCAATATTGTTATTGAAATAAGCCAAACCTTTAGCCGCAGAAAAGAATGGGCTAGCACAGTCAAACGTGATTTGTAGTTTTGGGTTGTGGTTCTTACGAATAGCTTTCTGAATGTCAGTAAACAATACAGCATACTCAAGGATAGATACACCCAAACAATGAATTAGGTCATGCTTACCTTCTTGTAGCAATCCATCATATATAATGTCAACCATTCTACGCAACATCAGATGCACATCAATCTTTGTTTGTCCACCAAACGCCCAACCATTGAAGTGATTGTCTGGATAGATATTTGGATCACAGTATTTCTTCATTTCATCATACCAATCATCGCTTTGTTGATGAGTACGACCTTGTAGTACGTTTAAGAACTTACAACTACCACTACGATTCTTAATAAAGTATTCATTATTGATATGTGTAGCACTGATAGCTTCTTCAATGGTACTGATACCATGCAATGAAACACCATTCTTATCTTTCATATCAAACGTAGTCAGTGATTGTGAAGGGATATCTAAACACATACCATAATCCATGTATGTGTCCATCCACTTCAATACTGCTTGACGCTTCTTCATAGCACGTGGGCAATTAGGATCTTTCCAATCAGCTGGCCATTGACCTTTAAGAATCTGAAATCCACCTGAGTCACCCAACATGAATGTACCTTGCTCACGCTCACGTATGATACTCTCAGCATGGTCATCAACTGTTGTATCTAAGTTGGCATGACCAGCAGAGTACAAGCCCCATTTATAGTAGTAAAGACCTTCTTTAGAATTTAAGAAGTTTAATTTCTCTACATCACCATTAAAGCTTGCAGGGATACGTGCTGTGTCAAAGTAAGGCTCACCTTTACGTTGTTTACCTAAGCCAGCAATATAAAAACTACTGACTGCGGGTAAGAACTGTGCCCATTCAGGGCTGTGACTATTTGATAGATTAACTTGTTCCATTAAACTGTTTCTTCTTTTTTGATTAGTGTTGCTACCATTTGAATTTGTTGTTGTTTCTCATTAATCTGGTTGAGTAAATCTTTAATAGCAACATTTTCTTCTGACAATTTTTTTAGTTCTTGTTCTTCATTACGTTTCTTACGTGCCCATTGTATTACGTCTAGTATATCTTGATCCAAAGTCACTGTGGCATAGCTAGCAGATACACTTTGCCAACCAGTGCTATTGAACACTTCTATCTCTGTGCCATTGATTCTCATCATACCCTGAACAGGATTATTAGCGTTGTGTGGAATATAGGGCAGGGATGTATTACCCCCGCTTACTGTAAGCCCGCATATGCCTTGTAAACCCTTAATCATTTTGTTTGTGCAGGAATCAAATAACGATATGTAGCAAGACCACTATCAACTGTAATCTCTGCTACACCTTGGTCGCTGATACGCATAGTCTTGTCACCGGACAAACTTAGAATATCAATGATTTGTTTTACAGGCCATTGCAATGAACGGCTTAGTGTACCAGTGACTTGTGAATGAAACACAAAGTTACCGCTGTGTGTGCTTGGGTCACCAAAGTAAACTTTAACATCACCGTTCTCAACCTTAGTGATAAAAGTATTTTCTTCACTGTTAGCACTTGCTTGTTTCTTAAGACGCATGATACCAGCAACAGTAGGATTAAACTCAACGTTCCAAGTTGCACCTTTGAACAATACGCTTTTAACCTTTTCGTTAGCAATTGCTTCTAACATTAGTCGATAGTCATTAACAAAGTCACCTGTCTTTGTTTCAAAGTGAATTGCTTCCGGGATAGAAACACCATTGCGGTCAACACGTGTTACGTTTAACTTTGCATCAGCATCATAGTCATCAAAACTAAGAATAGTTTTGAGTTTACCTAAGTTAGGCATACCAAATGTACCGATAAAGTCAGCGCATGGGTGCTTAAAAGAACCATCAACAATAACAGTTTTATCTTCTGCTACTGCGGCAATCTTTGTTTCTGTTTCAGTACCAGAAATCTTAATCAAATCAATGACACCTAGACCATGTGTGTGTTCAATCAAGTCTTGTAAATTATCCTTCATATTATCTCCTTGTGTATGTATTTAGGAATGCTATATGTGTATTATAGCGGAATTTATTGCGAAATGCAATAGCAATTTAACCGAATGAAAACAAATCATCAAATGTATTACTAACAATGGTACTGCTACGCAAGTCCCATTCTAGTACACCTAATAAGTTGTCAATCTTTTCGTCTACTAACGTTTTTTCCATTGCCTCATCATCGAAGGGCAATTCAGTGAACCATTTAGGTAATCGTAATTCATCTGTTGGGTAAGCAATTGAAGTAAAGTTCAATGGATTGGGTTTTAGTTTGCAAACTACTACCTTCATACCATCAACAATCTTCTGACTATAGTTGTCACCATGCACTTTGCGTAGATAGTTATAATTCAATGCACCACGCACGTGACCGGGCATGTTCTCTCTACCCTTTTTGCTGTTTGCTTCTTTATCACCATACATCGTTAATTTGTTAACTGATTTAGGCGAACCTTTAGTCCAGCTATCTTGCTTGCTTAGTTCACGTTTGAATATTTTGATGGATTCAATAACTTCATCACGACCTTTACCCTCTTGTATAACCATTTTCAATACGTTCATTAAAAACTCTTGTACGTATTTAGGAGTATCTGCTCGTTTCAAATCAAGACCCATAGCCTTAACATCACCTAGATCACCGTCTTTATCTTTACGCTTGCCCTCTTTGTCAAAGATATTGATAGCATAGCGTTTCTTTGTAATAAAGATAGCACGGTCACCGATCAGTTCACGACCAGCTTTAATGATTTCACCGTTCTTGCGTGGCGAGTGAAAGGCTTTCTCCATGAATCCAGGGAAACTATCATTCGCTTCATCTGCAATTGAATCATATAATCCAATACACATGTCTTTGTCCCAAGACAATTCACCTGCATCAATTTGTGATTTCAAAACTGAGTATGCGCTGAAGTAACAACTGTCAGTATCGCCATAAACAATCGCTTGACCTTCGTGACTATATTCACCCGCAACGCATTCATTAATTTGGCTCATCATATGACGCACAATCTGACGACCAGATAATGTAACACTTTGTCCGATACGCTTGTCATAGAAACGACAATGTTCATTCAATAGTGCGCCATATGCAGAGTTCAATAAAATCTTACGTACTAACTGACGTTTGTCCCAGTAATCACGGTCTTCATCAGTAGTTGATTCACGTAGTTTCTTCTGCATTGCTTTACGATCCGAGTACCAGCGACTCAATAGTCCTGGGACTACACCCTCTTTCTCGTATGTAAAGATTGTACCATTCGCACTAAGCATCCAAGGACGATGGCTATCAAACACCATCTTCCATATCTCTGCCGCAGACATTTCTTCACTGCGACCATCTTCATAGTCAACAATAAGCATAGTACCACGTTCTTGGTTCATAATACTAGTGTACTCTAATGCACCAAACAGTCCTTCCCATAGAATAGCACCACCTACATCATCGTCACCTTCTTTGTAACGTTTCTTTTCTTGTGCTAATCTAAGACCCTTGTCTTTCATGTATTGGTCTGTGATTGTTTGTCTGACTTGGGCAACAATAGTCTCGCCCGCCATGTTGAGTGCTCGTATGACCGAGGGGTATAGTGAGTTAATGTCAACTGCTCCGACGTATTCGTGCATGCCTCTTTTCGGCGTAGCAACATAGGCACCTGCGGCTTGCTGTGTTTCATCTGCATTTTCAGTTCTCCGTTTTTTATCTGGTAC